TAAAAAAAAGTAAATTTAAAAATTGTAAATTACAATTATACATTATAGACTTCAATAAATCCATCCTGTAGACGAGCAATACGAAGATATTCACAGAAACTTCTCATTACATTTACATTTGCTTTTAAATCATTTGCTTTAATATGTACTTCTATTCCCCTGCTTCCTACACGACCTCCAGTAAGACGAGTGGACTGGAAGAAGAAATTACCCTCAAGTCCGTCCCCTTGAACCCTTCCTTCATAAGTTCCACCAGTAATAATATTACCAGCATTAGAATATTCTTGTTCTGTAATAAATGGAACTCCTTCTGCATCAGTTAGTAAACTAAATAATCGTGCTGTATTTTGGACATTTGTAGGAAATTCAAATCTATCATTATACCGAAGATTAAATTCAATATCACCAAGTACACCAGTTCCACTTTTAGCAAGTCCAAAAGATACACCAGTTCCAGCAAGACTAGTTTCACCCTGACCTGACTGATTAAAACATGTAAGAACACGAGAAACGAGGCGGTTCGCCATACCAACATTCCTTACAATGTTTCTCATTCCTGCTTGACTTACAGATGAAGAAGCAAGACGATAATCAGGGAAACTAAATGATAAATCTTTATTTGCTTCTGCATAATCACTCATTTCACTACCATCACCAAAATATAGATAATCAGCACAAAATTTTAATTCATTTCTATCAACTAAAAAGGGTTGACTATTTGCTTGACCATTAGCAATAAATCCACGATGATTAATAGATGGATGAAGAGTTAATTCAATACTAATTGCTTCTTTAAACATATATAAAGGAAGTTGATGCTGTTTCAGGAATGGAAATAAATCACTTAAATCAATTTGATAAACTGGACTTTCTGCTATAAGTGAAGCACTTGTATTATTCATGACGGCGAAAGGTTGCATAAGTAGACCTGCTTCACCAGAGGAATATTCACGACCATTACATAGACCATAACTTCCAGCAAGATTATTATTAGTATTAGCACCTCCAGTAGCAGTATAAATAAACTGATGATCCATACATCTACCAGTTGTATATTGTTCTCGTTCCCTCTGGATTTCACCTGATAGTAGAGATGATTTTAGTTGATGGAGGAATGACCAATCTTGAATTTCATTTAGAGTTTGATTACCCACCTTTAAAACTGCTTTTTTAATTAATTGTCCAATTCCAGTACATACATTAACTCCACCACGAGAAACAGGAGGAATATATGAAACAAATAGTTTACTATTACTATGGAGAAACCCTTTATTTTGTAGTTCAAAACGAACAAATCCGTCAACTGTGCTAGATGATGGGTCGTTGAATACAACTGGTTCTAATAAATCGGTCTCAATCTTCATCATACCAGTAGTTCCAATTTGACCAAGTTTAATAAAATCTGGAATAGCACCTGAACCTTGTTTAACAGGTTTAGGATCATCTGGAGAACTCATAGGTTTTTCAGTATCACTCATTTTATATTTATATATAATATTTTATATATAACATAAATAAAAAAATAAAAATAAAAAGTAGAGAAAAGAAAATTTATATAAAAAAATAAAATTAATAATTATCTTCATCTGTATCAGTATCCAATTCATAAACATCAATATCATCTTCATCTGTATCTTCATCTGTTTCTATTTCAAACTTGTATGATTTCCAGTATTCACTTGCTACTCTATGATATATAGGTTTTGACTTATGATATTCAGGGTCATAATAAAGTCCATATTTATATGGAATCATATTTATTTTATCCATACATAATTTAAATTTATTTTTTATTTTCTGCTTTTCAGCATTCATAGTATTAGTGTTAATTTTAATGACCTGCATAATAAGGTCGTTAGGAAGTCCAGCAAAGATAGATGGACTCATAGTTTATTAGTTATACTATAGTATAACGAAGAAACTTTAAATAGTTAAGATTATTGTAAATTACAATATTTTTTTTCAGGAATTATTCACAATATAAAAAATCTCCATCCATCTTTACGGATATTACTTCTTCATGATAATCTTCTTCTTCTTCTTCACTTGATATACTTTCTTCTGTTTCATAATTAGGATCATCTATCATTTCATAATATTCTTCTGTTATTTGTTTTAATAAATCTTCAATTCGTTTAATCATTTCAGTATCACCTCTTTTTGCATAAAAACTTATAACTTCTTTCCATTCTTCTTCATCCATATTATTAATCATTTATAATTTATACAATATTTTATTTTAAATAAATAATCTTGTAAAATACAATATTTATATTTTATTTTTTCTACTGAATTAACTGCACGCCGTTAGGAGAGTATACTAATGATGCTTTTGCTTTTACAAAAATAAAAACAGATTGAGGATTATCAGTAGATAGATTACTTTCAAGGGATACTCCAAATTGTCTATCCTTGAAATCCTGTCCTCCGTTAAACTGACTATAACGAACACCAATACCAAATAAAGCACCGCCATCTGCAATTTCACTATATTTAGGAGTATCTGCAGAAGTAATATCCATAGTATAATTACGATTTAGATTAACTGGATTAATAGAACTTCTATCATTTGCTTTTTCAGGAATAATAGCACTTATAAATTGTTTTGCTAGTTGTGGGTCTGCTAAAAGTGTATCACTATTTACACTCAAAGATTTATTTGTTGTAATATCAAAATCCATAGGATATTTAACACCTCCACGGAGGAACTGGATCCTATCAAAATGTACTAAACTATTATCTAGATTAGATGGATATGTAGTTGCTAGACCATTCGCCGTTAGTGTATTAATATTACGAGATGGACAAAAGGTCATGAAAGCACTCTGGACTTTAGATAGACCAAGAGAATATTGTAATTGAGCATTAGTAGAATTAATAGATGTATACAGGGATGTAAGAGTATTAAATTCCATAGCACCGGAACTTTGAGAAGATAGTTTAGATAAATCTTCATTAGGAATATCATTAATTTCACAAGTTAATTTTAGATTTTCAAGAACATAATGAGCATCTGCTACATTTTGACCGCCACCAGTAGTAGAACCAATACGAGAATATAAACAATTAGCATCACTTTCTAGATGAATTTCAATCTGCAGTCCACCAAAACTATTTTCATGAAGATTAATCATATTTCCACTCATCATAAATCCAGAAGGAAGGTGAGCACTAAATTCTTTTTTCTGTGTTCCAGTAGCATTATTTACTACAACTGATTCAAAAAAAGCATCAGCATTAGGCATAGATAGAGTTGTAGAATTTAAATGAGTTGTTAAATCACCTAAAGAACTGGATACGCCAAGGTAGGATTGAAGCAGTTTATTATAGTGTCTTATGTGTTCACAAACCATTTTTGATTTATTATGACGAATAATTAATTGTTCCATTACACCATAAATTCCAAGACGATTATCCATAGTAATTTGATTAGTATCACCAGTAAGAACTGGAGAAGGGTTTGCAAGATTATCTTTGTATACTTTTAAATCACCACAAATACGAATAGAACGAGGGTCAAGAATTCCTGCTTGAGATTGAATTGTAAATTGTAAAACTGGAAATCCATTTTTAAAACTTATTTTTCCGTTTGCTGGGATATTATCTGGGCGAATTTCAACATATCTAGAAGTCATTTTATACTTATATAATATATTAAATATTTAATAGTAAAATTAATAAAAAAAAATATTGTAAATTACAATGGAAGAATATGAAAAACAAATTCAAGAAAGAAGAATTAATTTTATATATTGTTGTTTAATATTTATTTATATTTATGGATGGATAAAATTATTTTATTTATTGTTGTAAATTACAATATTTAGACTACGACTTCTACTCCACCATTTCTTATTACTAGACGGCGAATATGATAGACGAATGCCTGATACATTTTATTTTTTTCTGGAACATGTGTAGCATCTTCATATTTAAATATACAAGTTAAATCTTTGTTTCTTAAATCCATTGCTCCGCCGTGCACACCAAATCCCCTTCCTACATTCCAATTTTCAAGGAAACATTTAAAAGAACGAGGAGGAATATCTGCTTGAGATAATGTTTTTTCAAGTTCGTATAAATGGAACTGATCAATAGAATTTTTAGTAGCACATTTTCTAGTAGAGATAGGACGAGATGGAACAAGTTTTCCGTCAATTTGATACTGGACACTTGTAAGTCCATCATTTATTCCACTATAAGCACTACGGACACTATTTAATTTTTTATCCATAGAATTTTCAGTAATTTTATAAGTTTCTTGTGCTAGTGTTTCACTACCACCAGTCATTAATACTTGATTAGGATAAATTGTAGCATCTTGAGGTTGAATTACAAGAGATTTAGCACGAGAATTATTTACATGAAAATTAAATGAAGTTTGTTTATCACTTGCAAGTGAACTATGTTTATAATTAGTCCAACTCATAAAATCAAATTCAATTGATTTACCTTCACGAAGTTTACTCATCATTCCTTTTTCATATGCAGGGTCAAGGTCTACTTTATGTACTATTAAATTTACATTTGAAATAGTATAACCAATATCATAAGAAGTTGCTTCACTAACCGCCGTAGAATATAGAACGAAATCTTGAGTAATATCAATAGCACCATCATCATCAGTTCCATCATTAATTAGTCCAGCAGGGTCATCTACAACTACTTCAACCTTTCCTGAAGCATGTAGTCTAATTTCATTAATTACAAAACCACCTTTGCCAATTTCAACTGCATTTTGTGTAAATCGTCCTACTTTTGTATTATCATCTGCTTTTACAAAATTAACTGTTTCACCAACTACAAATGGAAATTTACTTACTGCATCATCTCCAACTAAATTATTTTGACTAGATAAAAGGAATGAAGTTTCAGCATTAGCATTAGTAGTCAACCATGTAGTCGTAGCATTATCACTTAACGAATGGAAAACTGGATTGAGAGGAGTTCTCCTATATCTTGAAACACTATCAAGTTGTTTAACAACTTCGCCTGCAGGTGCTAAATCCCATTCAATATATAAACCATTAGTCATCATAACAGGGAATATTTTATCACTAAAAATACCAGCATGTAAAGGAAGACAACATTTAGCAGTTCTTAAACTATCAGCATCATAAGGAGTATCTAAATCTTCTCCAAGAGTTTCTGCTTTAAAATAAGGATTAGTTCTTGTATCCGCCATTTCACTTCTAGATGTTCCAAGAGTTCCACGATTAGTAGGGTTCCAACAAGTTCCACCTTCTTCTAATGCTCGTTTCTGGCGTAAACTATCATCAGCATCATAATCATATTTTAAACACGCCCAAGTTTGATATTCTACAAGTTCTTCAAGTAGTACACCACGAGAACCATCATAAATTCTCATATTTTTAAATAATACCTGTGCTCCATGAGGATCCAATTGAAGACGAGTAGGAACACCGAAAGGTTGGTCAATTTTAAGGTCAAATTCTAAATAACTATTTTTTCCATCCATAAATTTAACTTCTGGAGGAATTGTAAGTTGGACTTTCCGTCCAGATTGTTTAACTGCATATTCTAGACCATTTTCAGTAGGAATTGAAATTTGTTCTTCTCCAATATGAACAACATTATCACTAGACCAATAAGAAGACATTTTATATTTATATATAATATTTTAATTATATATAAATAAAAAAAAAATAAATTATAATGTATAATTGAATAAATGGATAAAAAAATCAAAAATAATAATTGTATTTTACAAGAAATATCTTCTCAAGTAAAATCAATAAAAACAGATATTAACACGATTAAAAATGATTTATCAATTATCAAAGAAAAAATAAAAGATAAAGAACAAGATGAAATATTTACTAACGATGATATAAAACCTAATGAAAATTCATCATGGTTTTTTTCATAAACCAAAATACTTATTATATTCTTCTTGTGCTTTTTCTAATGATGGAAATGTAATTTTTGCTTTACTTGTTTGATTTGCTTTTCCAATAATTAATGATGGACTTAATTTTTTCATTTTAATCCAAAATGCACGATTATTAACTTTACTATCATGACTACCCATTTTCATATCACAATACATTTTATATATTCTATCTTTTGAAATAATTTTTTCAGGTGTTTCTTCATATTTATTAAACCACGGATTTTTAATATTATAATCATCTCCAATCATATCACCTTCTAATAATGCAGTATAAAATAATTCAACGGAGTCCATATTCTTTTTAACTTGTTGTTGATGTAATTCACTTTTTACAAAATCTCTACTATCATAATTACTTATATCTCTAGAATATAAATAATCTGCTAAATCTTGTAAATTAGTATCTGCTATTTTTTGATAATATTGTTTATTATATTTTTTATTATTACATTCAAGAATATTAAATCGTCTATCTTGTCCATTAATGTTTACTATATGGTCTTCATTTGTAGTTATAATCGTATTACAATAATTATCAATTTTATAAGATTGAATTCCTTTTTTATTAATTTGAATATTATTATCAGTAATAAATTCTTTGAATGAACCTACAATTTTTTTATCATACCACATTCCAGTTTCATTTAAATTAACTAATATTTTACCTTCTGCATCTCCATTAAAATCACCTAATATATGTTTTAAATTACTTGTAGAAATATAATAATCATTTCCAATAATTTTACCAATCATATCAAGAATAAATGATTTACCTACACCTTCTATACTATGAAGTACTAAACATATATTATTTTTTTTCCATGGAGTTTGGATCAATTTACTAAACCAATTTAAAATATAATTATATGTATCTTCATCATCATTCGCCCATATATGTTTAATATGATTTAAAAAATCTTGTATTTTACAACAATCTCCATCATTCTTTTTTTTATATTTAAATCCTTTCCATATATTAAATTCATTTTCTTCAACATCTCCTTTAGGATTAAATACAATTCTATCTATATCTTTTCTGTCTATATGATTAAACCAAATATCAAAAGGATTTGTTGGTTTAGGTTTTTTTTTATCATCATCAGTTTCAATATAAAATGAATATTTTTGATAAAATTGTTTTGCTACTGCAGGTTTATTACGGATATATGTTTTTCTAGAATAATATAAAATATCTCCAGTATCAGTATATAACATACATTCATTATTCATTTCTTCCATGAAATAATCTAATCCATTTTTATACCAACCTTCATATTTATTTGAAGGTGGATAATCAATTACATTCCATTTAATTAATTGTTTATAAGATAATTTATTTCCATCACCATTAAAAGTCTTCCATTTTTCCATCATATAAGCATTCGTTCTATGAGAGTGTTCTTTTTTAAAAGTTTTATCTTCTTTTGTCCATGATTTCCATATATCAAAACCATCATCATCACCATCAAAATTATTATAACAAATAAAACCAACTTTTAACCAATTATCATAATCATATCTAGGTTTAATATTATGCAGATATTTTTGTAAATCTTCTTCATTACATTTTGGAATAGGAATATTTTTTATTTCAAAAGGAATATCATCTTCATCTTCACTTTGACTAGGAGATTGTACTGGACTAACAGAAGGACTATTAATAAAATTCATTCTTTTATGATTAAAATAATCTTTTAAATCATCCCATTCATAAGATTTAATATCACCTTTAATTTCTCGTGTATCCAGTTCCCACATATTATTCCCCCATTTAATTAAATCACAATCTACTTTATCAACTAATACTTTTGTTTCACATTTATATTTTGGAACATTATGAATATAAATATAATAATGACTTCCTTTTTTTGTTTCTGTTGTTGCTACACAATCTTCATTTAATAAATCATATAATTCACAATCTCCTATATCTTTTTCATCAAAGTCAACACAAAATAAATCTGGAATATGTTTTAATGATATACTATAATTATTACCATATCCTCTATCATTTTTAATTTGGTCTGGATTCCAATCTTTATGGTCTGCAAGGGGTTTTTTTACACCATTCACAATATTAACTTGTATCTTTCTATAACATGGAATTTTATGTTTTTCTTCTAATTCTTCAACAAAGGTTTTAATTGGACGGATATTCATATATCTATACTTATATTTTTATTTTTGTTATTTAATTTTTTATCCTCTTCTTTTCTATAATCTAGTATATCAAATAGTCTTTATATATAAATAATATAAGATTAATTATTTAAGGAATTTGTGGTTCTGGTTCTGGTTGTGGTTCTGGTTCTGGTTGAGGTTCTTTTTCTTTTTCTTTTTTTTTTGGAACAATTAATTCTTCATCACTTACTTCATCTGGATTATCTGGTGGTGGTTTTCTTTCACATTGACATAAATAACATAAATTCATTTTACAATAACACCTTGATTTCCATATAACAGCAAGTAATCCTCCTAATGCTCCTAATATTAATCCAGTTGCTCCTGCAAGTTCATTAATATTAAATTGTTGTAATATTCCTTCACCCATATTAAATTATATTATATGATATAATAATATGAGATAAAAAAAAACTAAATTAAAAAATTGTAATTTACAATATTATATGGTTCGTCCAGTTGTAATAGGTGCTGAACCTACCACAGATGCTACTTGAAGTTTCTGTTTTTGTTTATCCCCTTGTTTATCTAATTGTTTTTCTTTTTCTCCTCCTTCTTCAATACTACCTACACCGCCAATAATACCAGATAAAATATCTACTGCTCCACCTAATAGAGCAACTGGAGGAGCAACTGTTCCAATTACATCTAATCCAGCACCTATAATCTGTCCAGCATTAGCAATCTTTTCTGCAGTATTATCACCTTGTAAATGGAATGAACCTCCTTTAAAATCATCAAATAACGCCATACCCCCAGTAGCAAGACCACCAGCAATCCCTAAACCTTTTCCTAATTTTCCAGCAACTCCACTCACTTTACCAACTAATTCTTCTCCTTCTTGTAGTCCACCTTTTACAAGTTTGGATCCCATTTCTTCTACATGTTCCGCCTGTGATAAACCAGTTCTTCCTTCTGCTCCTATTTCTCCAGCAGTAGTAATTTTACTAGTTGATATATGTTCGTCTAATGGAGATTTACTAAATACTGCTTCTTTTATTCCCATACCAGCATCTCGTAATCCTTCACCAGTACTTCTAATTTCTTGAACTGCTTCTCGTCCTGCTTGTTTTAAACCTAAACCTTTACCCCCTTCTGCTACAAATTGTTTATATGCTTCTAATTTAGTATTATATGCTCCACCACTATAAGCACTAGATACAAGATTTTTAGCACTTGATAAATATTCATTTTCTTTTTGTTGTTCTTTTAATCCAGTAATAGTATCTGCTAGTTGATTATTAGCATTAATAATTCCAGCGTTGACCTGTGCTATTCTACTATCTATCATATTTCCGTGCATGTGTCCAGCATTAGTAGAGAATAAGTCCATTTTATAAATATATAATATATATTAATTACATTTTTAAAAAAATAAAATATATATTTATTGTAATTTACAATATTTTATGTTGCATAGAAAAGATAGTAATCTTGAACGAAGATGACTATGTTTTTCATGAAGATTACTATTACGAAGAATATATTTTACATTATATAATATTATTTTATATATAGTAAATAGTCATAAAAATAATATTGTAAATTACAATATTTTATAATAGTCATTATAGTCATTATAGTAATCTTAAATCAAGAGTAGAAATATTTTATCATATCATTTTTATTTTATGCAATTGTAAATTCACCTACTATAATGACTATAATGACTATTTTAAGGATATAATTGTTTTTCATGATTTTTAAATACTCGTGCTGGATTTGATTGTAAATCTAAATACATAATATTATAAGGTTCACTATGTACTTCATCATACATTTTTAAGAAGTTTTCCTGACCTCCTACTAAATCTCCATATTCCTCCATCACTTTATTTTTTTCGGCGGTGTTTTGTAATCTACAAATAATTACAGCATTAGCATTATTCCTAATCAATGGACTTAAATTTTTAAAACTTTGAGTAGTTATGCAGTAGAAATTTATATAATGTCTAAATCTGGTGGAAAAAAAACTAATACTATCATTTCTACTTAATCCACCGCCTCCTTTATGAGTTAAACAATCATCTAATATTAATGCTCTGGTTGGTCTCTCTTCTTTTGGATATTGAGATTGTTCTTCTTTTATTCCTTCAATTAAACTATTATCAAAATTATCATTACAATCAAAATATTTATCAAGTATTTTTCCTTTATTATCACTATATAATGTAGTAGATATGATTTGAACTATTTCAAACATTCCTTTATAAAAATCATTATTGCATAATAGATTAATAATATAATTACTTTTTCCAGATTTAACACTTCCTATAATAATCATTAAACAAGGCATTTTTGGAAGATAATCATGGATTCCATCAAACTTATCATTTTCAGGAATATCTTTTACTTTTTTAATCTTTGGAACTTTTCCTTTTTTATCCATTTATATTATAGTATTATATTTTAATTTTTAACATAAAATAAACCATTCCATTTTATATTTATTCTATTTATATCTTGTAAAGCATCAATATATTTAATGTATCCATATATTCCAGATTGTCTTTTAACTATCCACATAAAAAAATAAAATAAAAAAATTGTAAATTACAACCTTAAAAACAATCACCATATATCCCTGCTGTAGATTTCCATCCACTCGTAGCATGTTGAATTTTATTTAACATTTCTTTTTTTTCTCGTTGGATCATCTGTTCTTCTTTCTTTTTCTTTTTTTGTGCTTTTCTTACAGCATCATATTTAGTTATTGCTTCTAATTGTGCAGTATATAAATCTTCTTTAGTCAATCCATTAATATATTCTACTTTTTGAATAGGTTTAGTACTTTTAGTTTTTACTTGTTCTTCTAATTCATTAACTTCTAATTGTTCTTTTTCAATTAATAATTGTTTCTTTTTCTTTTGTAATTCTTTTGTGTTTACTTTTTCTTTTTTATTTGCTCGTCGTGTTTCAAGTGCTTTTTTTCTTGCATCTTGTAGTTTCTTTAAATGTTCTGGTGATATAGGTTTTCTAGGTTTTCCATTTTTATTTAATTTAACTGGTTTTCCATTTGCTTTTAATGGCACAGGAGGAGGAGTTGCTTCTGTTCCACCAGCATTAATAGTACTATCTGGAATATTGTAATTTACACTTTTTTTTTCAGGTAGTACTAGAACTGCATCAAAAATCTCTTCATCATTAATCGGTTCAGGTTCAACAAAACTAACTATTTTATCTTTAATTGTATCTTCTTCTTTATCTTCTTTTTCTTCCTCATATATAAAATTAGGGTTTTCCTCTCCAGTTGATTCATCTACTAAATCATCTACAAAATCATATGCTAATTGTGGAGGAAGATTACTTTTTTCCATCTTATAATATTAATAAATATAAAAAAAATAATCTAAAAATAAATTAAAATTTATCTATTTTACTAAAAATTTATAGAAAAGTTTTTATTCATTTAATCTAATTAAATTAATTAATGTTTTTTATAAAATCATTAACTTTATTTTCACTTATGCTCCTTCTGTTTTATATGAAGAACAACTACAGATTGTCCAGATAAATTAGTTGCAAATGTTTCATCAACATAACAAAAACTAACATCAAAACTATTTAACCTTATTTCTTGTTCGTTAAGTAAATCTACATACATAAGATTTTGAGGTTCATAAAATACTCGTCCTACTTCTGTTTCTTTTGATTGTCTTGGAAGCATGGATAAGATAGTAGAATTATTACCTTTAAAAGCATTTATATTTTTTGTAGGAATATTATCTAATCTTACGAATATTGCTCTTGTATTTTGTAATGCAGGGACAGTCGTGCTTTCAACTATAAATTTATCATTATCACCTCCACCACCTAAAGCAAAAGTATCAATAACTCCTTTATTTAGGAATCCAAATAATTCAGGTGTATTACAACCACCAGTAAGAGTATAATTTAAACTTGGTTTAACAATAATAACTGGACTTCCTTCAAGATTTAAATCTGCATTTTGTAAACCCAAGAAATTATGAGTTGATGTACTTGCTGGATCATAATTATTCCATGCCCTTCGTTCTAGCGCCATACATCTACTAGTGAGACCACTACCCCTACAAAATTCCCACCATCCCGTAAATAAACCATCTGCCTTATCTCCTGCATTATAAACATCAAGTCCAGCATTATTAGTAATATTTGAATTTGGACCAAGTGGAGCATTTATACATTTTTCAACACTTAAATTAGCATCTGTAATTGCTGGAGTTGTTTCTACATATAAAACTGGATGTAAACATCTATTCGCCTGATGAATTGGAGATAAATTCATGTATTTAGTTCTTCCATCAACTCCTACATCTTTATATAAATAAATTTCAGTAGCAACATCAGTCGCCGTAAGCATTTCAATTTTCATTTGCTCGTTAATTAATGTAAATTTAACTTTTGTATAAGCATCAGTATTAGTATTAATATCATAAGGAAATCCTATAGCACTTGTTTCACTATAATCAATATCAGCAATATAAATACTATCTTTATTTCCTGCAGTAGCACTTCCTCCTGTTTCAGCAGGGTTAGTAATTGTATGAGCAATAAATAATTCATCATCATATCTATATATTACATAATCACAAAAGAACTCAAATGCCCAGTCGCCTCCACGAACTCTACTCCAATATTTAGGTCCCATAACTCTATTGAGATTTAAAGTACCAGTCGGCGGTGTTCCTAAATTACTTCTACTTAATCCAACTGCCCAATTAACCCCTTTTCCATTAGCATCACTAAAATCTACAATTAGTTCACCATTAATTAAACTCATAGGAAGTTCAGGAAGCATAGCAACAGCAGGATAAGTTTGATGAGCATTAGCAGTAAATTCTCCATTATTAGTTCCAGCATCTATTCCATAAGTCCAATTTACAGCAGGAACATTATTTAGTTGTTGATTTTTTGTAAAACATGATAAAGCATAAGTAGATTTATTATCTGTATTTCCATTATATTCTTCAAGAGTATATGTAAATCCCTTAAATTCATTTGTAGAAGCATCTATTTTTCTTTCAACTGTCCAGTATCCCATATGATTCGGATGATGAGAACTTAAATTTAAAGAATTTTGTATCATTGATGCTAAATCTTCAGTATTAACTCCCATACCACCATTAGCACTTACCCCTGTTAAACCTGTTTGAATTGGATAAGAAGTTGTTTGATATTGTTTAACAGTATCACTTAATACTTGACCGAACCATTGAGCAAATAAATCACCATTTAAATTTAATGAATAAGTTCCATCTACATTAATTTTACAAGATTGAAGTGCTATTTGAGAATTTGCAGGAATAACTATATTGGATGATAATTGATTTTTAAAGTTCCATGCTTTATAAATACTATCATCCATACCAAAATTAGTCCGTTCATTTATACGATTTGAAAGAATAATTGAAGTCATTTATATTATAGTATAATATTTTAATTTATTATTAAAAAAAAATATATTATAAATATTATAATGCCTGTTAAAAAAAAGAAAGGAATAACCAAAATGGCGAAATGTTTACCTTGTAGTGAAGATAAAAGTAAAAATTATGTACCTTTAAAAGCACCACCAAAAACAAATAATAAAATGAATGAAAAAGAAATATTTGATGGAAGTTCTTCAAAAAAATCTAATAAAAAAAAATATTAAAAATTGTATTTTACAATTAAAATATTATATATAATATAAATGCCTAAACATCTAGATAAAGTATATTATGTTCTTGTTGGAATTAACAAACATCAACATTATAAGGATTGTAAATCTAAACTAGACGAAGAAGGAATTCCAATTACAGAAGCAAAAATGCTTGATATGGTTAAAGATTTACCTGAAGGTGAACCGATTGATGAACCCCTTGAACCACAAGATTACCCTGATAAAAGAGATTTACCCCCTGACTACTAATGCATATCGTTCTGGATATTTTAATTTAAATATATCAAGTTTATCAATTTTTTTATAATAATTATACATGGATTTACATTTTGCTATATCTTTATTCATTTCATAATATTCCTTTTTTTTATTTGGATTATTTTTATAATATTCCCTTGCTCGTA